GATATGGTTCTATTATTAAATTAAGAGTTTTATATGTATACTAAATAACATAGTAATAAAACAATCTGTACATATATTTTGTATTAATTGTTTTATATGTATACTAAATAACATAGTAATAAAACGAAAAAACATAAGATTAATAATTTAGAGTTGTTTTATACATATACTAAATAGCATAATAGAAAAACATCTTTAGTAAATAGTAAAACATACTAATTAACTTTTTTAAAAGTAGATAATATTATCTGCTTTATTTTTTTGTATCAAAATAGATTATTTTTTATATATTTATATAGATAACGTGTATGGGAGGTAATAATATGCAGGAAAATTTAAAGCAAGATTCATTGAATGATTTAGTAAACACTATTATAGATATGAAAGATTCTGAAAAGAAAGCAGCTAGAATAAGAGATATAGTACCTATAGAGGAATGGATAAATTCAGAATACTACGTAGGTCCAGATGCTTTATCTATATACCCTTATTGGAAACAACATATAATAAATATATTTAATAGTAAAGTTAAGATTAATGAAGTTATATTAACTGGAGGGTTAGGAACAGGTAAGACAACTATTGCAAATATTATATTATTAAGAAGGATATATGAGTTATCTTGTTATAGTAATATACCAGCTCTATTTAATTTGATGGCTAGTTCAAAGATAATGTTAGCTTATTTTAATCTTAATTTAGGACAAGCACTATTAACAGGGTTTGGTCAACTTAAAGAGATGATAGATAATTGCCCTTATTTTTTAGAACACTTTCCTAGAAATAATAAAAAGGATAGTGAAATAGTTTGGCCACAAGCTAATATAATGGTCCGCTTTGCCTCTGGAACTCAACATACCATCGGATCTAATTTGATAGGTTAAATCTAATATAAGCCTAGGTATCGCGTGAGCGGTATATTAATTTGATACATTGAATTGCTGGAAACTCGTAAAGCTAACTAAACTACAACATAATATCTTAAATGATATAAGTGTGAATGTTACGAAAGTAGAAAAAATTAGTTAGATGGTATATGGTTAAATCCTAAGTACTATTAAAATTGATAATCAGCAGCTAAGCTCGAAAGAGAAAGTTCAACGACTATCTTCGTTAAGAAGAGTAAAACTCAAGTGAGAAGAAGTGGTGTACCCTTAGTAATAGGTGATGATATAGTCTGTCCTTTATAGAAATATAAAGAAGTTCATAAGAGAACTGATAAAGATTAACGAACTTTATTGAACATAAATTTCATTAGATGAATATTTAATACTTTTAAAGTATATATCCTTATTAGGGGGGTATTTTAGATGATAGGTTATATTTATGAAACAACTAATTTAATAAATGGAAAGAAATATATAGGAAAACATAAATCTTGTAATTTTGATAAAAATTATTATGGTTCTGGAATAGGATTAAAAAGAGCTCTAAATAAATATGGAAAAGAGAATTTTAAAATTGTAATTTTAGAAGAAATAGAAACTAATCAAAAAGACTTAGATCTAAGAGAAGTTTATTGGATAGAATATTTTGATGCTGTAAAAAGTAAGAATTATTATAATAATTCTTACGGTGGAGAAAATGAAGGTTGGTCTGGAGTAAATAAAATGTTTAGAGAAAATTCAGATAAATGGAAAGCTAAAGTTGAAAAGTCAGCAAAAACTCAAACAGGTCAAAAGAGAAGTTTTGAAACTAAACAAAAAATATCTAAATCTTTAAAAGGTAAATCTAAATCAGAAGAACATATAAAACATTTACGAGATGCTAAATTAAAATTTTGGGAAAACGCTTCTGAAGATTTAAAGAAAAGAATGGGATATAACTTTGGAACTTTAGGTAAACAATCTCCTATAAAAGGACTTAATGCCGAAAATTCTGAGTATGTTAGAAAAGCTAGAGATAATATGATGAAAACAAAAAATTCAGAAGAGTGGAAACAGACTAAAGGTTTAGAATCAAGGAAAAAATTAAGTAAAACTAGAAAAGAAAGAGGTTTAGCTAAAGGAAAAAATAATCCTATGTATGGAACTAAAACTGTATATGTTTCAAATATAAAACAAAATAAAGTAAAACGTATTAATTTAGGTGATTTAGATAATTATTTATTAGATGGTTGGATAAAGGGTAATATTCATAAAATGAAATAGAGAGCATATTAGACGAAGCAAATTTTTTTAGTAAAACAGAAAAAATAACTGAGACAGCTATGCAAGTACAAGATAAAGCTAAAGATATTTATACAGCAGCAAGAAACAGACGGAAAATCACGTTTCTTGGTTAATGGTGAGAATAATTCTATATCTATACTAGTATCATCTACTACTTTTGATAGCTCTTTTACTAATCAGAGGTTAAAAGAAACTGAGAACGATCCACACACTTATGTAGTAAATGCTAGGAGTTGGGATGTTAAACCACAAAATTATAGTAAAGAAAGGTTTTATGTATTTTGTGGGTCTGGTGAGATAGACCCTTGTATATTAGATACATATATAGATGTTAATAATATATTAGATTCTTATGGCTTATCTAGACTAGAAGATATGTCAGTAAATGAAGCTATAGGATATATCCCAATAGAGCTCAGAACTCAAATTGTAGACATACCGATAGACTTTTTATCTGATTTTAGACAGAATTTATTACAGTCTATTCAAGATATTGCAGGTATGACTGTAGCCGGTGAGGGAAAATTATTTAATAATAAAGAATTATTTAATCAAGCTATTTATGAACCTGAAGAAAAAGCATTTCTAAAAGATACGTTTATTATATCTACAAAGTTAGATACTAAACCTCAAGACTATATAAACCCTAATTGGAAACCTGAACAACCAGAAAAATTAAGGTTTATGCACCTAGATCAAGGTATAGCATCAGATCATTATGGTTTATCTTCTTGTTTTATAGATAATATAGATATAAATAAAGATGAAACTATAACTCTACACGTAAAGTTTGATTTTATAATAGATATAGTTCCACCAAGACCACCAGCAAAAGTAGATATATCTAAGGTAAGAAGTTTAATTCCTTGGTTATCACAAAATAAAGGAATTAATTGGGGTAAAATTACATATGATACTTTTCAATCACAGGAATCAATACAGGAATTAGATAAAGCTGGTTTTCCAGTAGGTTATCAGTCTGTTGATAGAACAGATGAAGCTTACCTTTTATTAGTAGATTATATTTATAATAAACAAATTAGATTTCCATATAGCAAAGAATTTGAATTTAATCTATTTAATTTAGTTCATTTTAGAGAGAAGCGAAAGGTAGATCATATTTCTACTGGAAGAAAAGATGTATCAGACTCAGTTGCAGGTAGCTTGTATAATGCTGTATCTAGTAAAGTTTGGCAAAATGAGTTAATTAAAAATGATTTAAGTATATTTATGCAAATATAGGAGGATTTATGTTTGGGTATATTTATGAAACAACTAACTTAATAAATGGAAAGAAATATATTGGTAAAAGACAATCAAATATATTTTTAGGTAATAAGTATTTAGGTAGCGGTAAAATATTAAAACAAGCTATTATAAAAGAAGGTGAAGAAAATTTTTCAGTTAAACTATTAGAGAAATGTGATAGTAAAGAAGATTTAGAATTTAAAGAAAAATATTATATTAGCAAATTTAATGCAGTAAAAGATACTAATTATTATAATATAGCCACTGGTGGAGAAGGTGGAGATACTTTTTCTGGATTATCTGATAAATGTAAAGAGCAAGTAAGACTTAGACATTCAATTGCTAGTTCTAAATTAATTATGTCTGAAGAGACTAAAAATAAAATATCTAGAGCTAATAAAAATAGAGTACATTCTGCGAAATCTAGATTTAATATGTCTATAGGTCAAAAGAAAAGATATAGTAATGGAAATACTGTTTGGAATAAGGGTTTAAAAAATTGTTTTTCTAGTGAAACGTTGAAATTAATGTCTGAGCATAATGTTGGTATGAAAGGTAAAAAACACAAAGAATCTACTAAAGAATTAATGTCAAATAATCAAATTGGAAATAAAAATTCATTTTATAATAAACATCATACAAAAGAAGCCAAAGATAGAATTGGTTATTATTCTAGAAATTCAGTTTGGATTACTAAAGATAATGAACATAAAAGAGTTTTATCAGAAGTTCTTAATACTTATTTAAGTTTAGGATGGCATAAAGGGAGACATTAAAGATATTGCAGATTCTGTAGTAGGTAGTTTATTTAATGCGGTAAAGTCAGATATATACTTATCTGAGGTAATACAAAAAGACCTTGATATTGTTCTTAATACTTAATAAGTACTATAAAATTATATATTAATTAGAGGAGATGAATTATGAGAGTTTCAAAAGCTATATTGGATAATATTAATGAGTCTATTTTATCAGAAAAAGCTTCCATTGACTGGAATAACTATTTAACTCTGGAAGAAGTTAAAAAATTTTTATCTAAAGATAATAAGATAGAATCAGCTAAGGATATTATTTATTCTAATAATTTTAAAGACAGATTTAAAGATTTTAAGAAATCAAATTGGACTAAGAATGAATTAGTAAAAGATTTAGAAAACTATTATAATTATGGACATTTTAATGAATCTGATAATACTAAAAGTCAATTAGAATTATGGAAATCTCAAGTAGATTCTAAATCTAATGATGAATTACGAAGTTTATTGGATAAATTATATACTAAAATACAAAATTATAATAAAACAAATAATGAAATTAAGTCAAAAGAGATATTTGATTTAATTAAAAAAGCAAATTATATAGAAAATA